ATAACTCGGCGTCGAATCAAACCCGCAATTGACCGTCACGTCGAGGGGTTTCTCGCTGCCCACGGCCGGCTCCTGATACACGACCTTGTGGGTGCCTCCCGACTGAAACCGCACGCCGAACCCTGTGTGCCCGCCGATCCAGCCCCCACTCGACAGAACCGTGTTGGCTTCAGCAGCCGTTTTGCCCCCGAGATTCGGAAACGCCGGCATGACTGCCTCCTTCTCGTGATGATGCGTCCACCACGCGCCGGGTAGTCTACCCCTTCCCGCGTGCCGTTCGTCGCCCCAGAGCCCGCCAGCACGCGCGCAGCGAGCTTCATGGGGCATCCTAGACAATGGCACGCACGGCCGTTGATGCCGCCTAACCAGGGCCTCGAGAATGGCCAGCCAAGTCAGCGTATCGACGGGAATCATCGGTCGAGGTGTATCGGAAACCCAAGCGTCACCCACAGCAGTCGGAGACGAGCGCGCATCGGCAGACCGAGGACCCGATAGAGCCGCCATAACGCGGGCACCCACGCCAGACGCAGCAGACGGCCTCGGACAGAAATCATCGGCCAGCTCATCGGGCCAAACGGCGCGACGACCTTAAGCCCCAGCCTGAGCGCCATCCCACGTCAGCGCTCGACATGTGCGGATACGCTCCACAGCCGCGCCGCCCAGCCCTACCCCGATTATGCGCCCGCCTGCCACGACTGCGGCACCGCGCCCCAGCGCACCGCGCGCTTCGCTTCTGGCGTCTTGTGTCGCACCGCCAACCCCCGCAACGCATCCGCCCCGTGCGACGCCGCATCATGAATCGGCGTCGACGTAAATTCCTGCATCACCGTGTTGTAGCGTTTCCGGTAATGCCGCAACGCCTCGAGCCCGGGCGCCGTCTTCGTGGCATCAAACCAGCAGCGCCCGAACAGCAGACGGGCCGCTTGGATGCCATCGATCACACTAATCGACGGCGTCACCTTGAACTTGAGGCCGAGGCCCGCGGCGACTTCGAGCCGACTCTTTCCGCTTCCGAGTTCGCGCACCTGAATGTCGTGTGGTGCCCAATGCGTGCCATAGACGTAGGGCTTGTCTTGCAGGACGTGCAAATAATGCGGCAAGCCTTCGCCGGTCGCTTCGTAGTAATCGATCAACCGCACTTCGCCCGACCGCAGGGATTGCGAAAACCAAATCGCGGTCGCATCATCCACGCCAAGATCCCAATCGGTATCGACGGGCAGGAGCGGATCATACGGCACGGTCGTAATACGCCCTTCGTCTTTCGCAGCGCGAAGTTCTGTCACGAACCATTGGCCCTTAATGGCGGCATCGGTTGAGAGAAACCATTCCTGCTCGAACTCATCGAGCGTTATGAGCCCTTGCGCGATCAGTTTGCGCTCATCGTCCATCGCATGCTGGAGGACTTGCACCGTGATGTCGTCCTCAGTCGCAATCGAGGCGTCCACATCCTGCCACAGCGCGAACCAGTCTGGCGCGGTTTGCGCCGCCGCCCATGTCTGATACAGATGGTCTTTGCCCTTGATGGTCCCGATGAAGATGGCATACCCGAGATGATCGCCGAGTGCTTTCGAGAGGACCTCACTGAAGATGTTCGCCGACTGCTGACTGTATTCGTCGAAGCTCAGACCGCTGAAGGCTGGACCGCGGAGTGAATCGGGATCATCCGCGCCGAAGAGTTGCACTTTGTGGCCCGTGGGATAGCGCACGAGGAGTTCGGACTCGTTGAACTTCACGCCGGGAATCACGCCCGCGTAATATTTCAGGCGATCCCACACGACGAGCTTCGCTTGATTGCGTTGTGGCATGACGTGGCCGTAGTGCCGGCCGCCGGGCGGATGCATCAGGGTCTCGAGGTCAGCGGGCGCGAGGTCTGGACGGAGGGCTAACAGGCGACGTCGTTCCCACGCGTCATCGGTGGCCGCACGCTGATGATGATTGATGACCGCGGTCGTCTTGCCGGCACGACGATGAAGAATCAGGACGCTGAAGCGATGGGTGGACTGATGAAAGGGCCGCGCCCAGGTGCGGGGTTTATAGGGGACGATGCACTCTATTCGAGCCATTTGATGATGACTTCGGCTTTGAGGTCCACATTCTCCGGAGGCTTCGCCGGCATGTCAATCGCGCGATTCATGAGGTCGCTGAACGCTTGGACGCTCGGGTCTTTGGTGAAGATGTAATAACTCGTGTCGTCGCCGCTATTGAGGGCCGTGAGGATGGCATCGGGATCATCAGAGCGCTCAAACGTGCCATCGGGCCGGCGCAAGAACATGTGTTTGATGCCGATTGCATGGTGCACTTGCGCGGCAATCATCGGTTGCATGTGCGCCGTGATGAGTTCGCGCACCAGTTCGCGAGCTTCTTCTTTTTTCAGTGTCGACGAGAACTTATAGCCCTTCGGCAGACCGGGGCCCGCCCGACGACGGCTACCGTCTTTCGCCACGGGACAGAGACATCAGAAACGGGACAGTGCATCTCAGGAATGGCGGCCTTTTTCGCAAGGTGCTCGGTAGTTTACGCCACGCGGTCGAAGGGGCGCACGGCGATACCGAGGGCAGCGAAGGCGTCCTCGAGAGAGCGGACGACGGGCCAGGGGCAGTGTTGCTGAGCCTCGGTTAACTTCGCAGACGGTGAGCTTTTGATTTCGAGGGCGTAGAAGCGAGTGCGGAAGAGGCAGAGAAGGTCAGGGAGGCCGGTGCCGTGAAGTTGCCAGACTTGGACGCCGGCGGCGCGAAGAGCGGCGATCAGGTCAGGCTCGAGGGCATCGCGGCGTTTGGCGGCGCCACCTTTTCGGAAGGGCATTGCCGGGGTATTTTACGCTGAGTCGATATGACCGGAAATATGGGCTGGATTCCTTCGACGTTGCAGGCGTTGATATCGCCGCCACACCACTCGAGCGGCATCGAATGCCCCACCACATGCGCGACGCTTCGTGAGGTAATACTCCAAATCCTCCCATGAGTCGAACGTGACCGGAAGAAACCGGTCTTCCCGAGCATCCCGCACGAAATCCCCTTCCGGCGTGTCATGGGCGCGTGTGCGTCGGAGAAATTCCTGAAAGGTCATGACCTCGCCCATTCTACCGTTGAGATGGCTGACATACCACACCTCAAATCGAGGTCGATGTGTTTCGGAGCATTCCTCGGTTTCTGTCGCACATTCTTCTAAATAGGTGTGGCAGGTATGCCATGTATGGCAAGCCATAGATTTTTAAGGGATTAAGGTGTGCCATAGCTACGCCACACCTGCCACACCTGTAACAGGCTGTTTCCAGCGGTTCGAACGCTGGCCAAAGTATTGACAGCGTTGCTTTTGATACCCGAATCCCACCATGATACGGCTGAGTCGCATCTCAGCCCGTTTGTCCATTTTGTCAGGCGAAAGTCTCAAGGCGCCCATGAAGATTTCAGAGAGTTTTAAGCCATCCTCGAGCACGGAGGGCATGGACTTTCGCCTCCAGTCCTCGAGCCATTCGGCCACAAGGTCCGTCCAAGAGTCGTAATCTTGCCGCTCAGCTTGCACTGCGGCTGCGCTGGCTGGCACCTCCCACCAGGACGCGCCATGCCGAAACGCTTGAACCGCTTCCGCGAACAATTGCTCTCGCACCGCAGTCAAGGCTTCGCATTCGACAGGACCGCAGCGCACGGGCCAGAACCGGCGCAATCCTGTCTCGTCGTGACCCCAATCATCGCGATTCGTCGTGCCGCAAAACACGCATTGTCGGGGATGGTCGGCAGAGCGATACCCGTAACTGCCGCGATAGTAGTCCGTGGGCGTCGAAATGATGTGCTTGATGCGTTCCGCCTGCACTTGCGAAAAGGCTGAGAGCTCCGAAAATTCGATGATCCATTTTCCTTGCAGGTCTTGCAGAAAATCCTTGCCGGATAATTTCTCGTGCGTGGCCGCATACCACGGCCCGCCGAGAATACGCAGCGCGGAGCTCTTGAACGAGCCTTGCGGGGATTCGAACACGACCATTTCATCGAGTTGGCAGCCAGGGCGCATGACGCGGGCCACAAGACCGATGAAAAAATTCCGGCTGATGGCGGTCAAATAATTCGCGGGTTGCGAACTCGTGGGCTGGGCGTCCCAATGATCCGTGAAGGCGTCCGCGATGCGCGGTTCACCATCCCAA